AAGGTCATGAGCTTACTGTTGAAAACACTTATGTACAGCCCAATGGTATTCGATCGTGTAGGACTTGCAAGCGAGATTACAACAATAAATATAGGAGGGCGCAGAATGTCTGACACTACCAGTAAAGATGATGAGCTATACAAGGAAGTCGAAGCGTTCGAAAGCTATAGGATAGAAATCTATCGTCAATTGAAGAACGAAACTATTAGTGCCGAAATGGCATTCAGGCTCGTAAAGACTAGGCGTAAAGAGCACCTTGAGTTCATCAAGCAATACGGCATACAAGAGCGATTGGATGAGTTAAGCAATATTTGGTTCAAGAGTAGCGCCCCAGCTGAATACTCAAGTATAAAAACCGATATATCTAAGGGAGGTCAGACACTTGGCGAAAGAGCCTGGGACCTTCAACACGAACTTACCGCTTTTAAAGCCCAGCAGGGAAAGGAATAGGATGAGTTTGACAATATGCCCAGAGTGCAAGGAAAACAGGGTAGAAGATCACAACATGCCCGTTCCTGGTATTTGTGACAGCTGTCAGGAAGAATGGGAACCTAATGATTACGAGGGAGATCTCTAATGCCACTAACTAACGAAGACGAAGAGCTACGCCGCCAAGTTGCTGAGTTAACTATCAAGTTATCAGAAGAATTACGGGCTAACACGGTAGATGAAATATTACGTAGTGCAAAGCCAATGAGAAATGCGTACTTAGAAATTGTTGACCTCATCAAGCAACGAGAGTCTCAACTAGTACGAGAAGCACGTTTGGATGAAGCGAGGTATATGCAGCGCAACTTCTATGATGGTGAAAATTACTGGCCAGAAGATGCAGCAAAGCACATCCGCGAGCTATCCCAACACCTTAATACGAAAGAAGGGGAATGATGAGTCTATTCGCTAAAAAGGAACGTACTGCTAAAGACTTCGGAAAACATTCAAACGACTTTCAGCACAAGGTAAAGTTTCCTGACCAGATTCGCAATATAGGCAGAGGCACTAAATACGGTAATGGCGAAGAAGTTGAAGTCGATATGCAGAGTGGCAAGACCGCAATATACAAACTATATTCAGATACAGACGGATTTGGCATTACAGCCGATGATACTGGGCAGAAAAACTGGAAGTATTTATTTATCAAGTACAAGGAGGAGACACAATAATGGAGGGTATACAATACATTAAGCATAGGGTTACAAATGGCACATATCAGGCATTTCTGCGTTGGCGTCTTGTTGACGGTGCTGTTTGGATAAAGCAACCTAACGAATGGATACTTACGGACATACCAGTTGAATTTATTAAGGATTTTGAGTTAGAGGAAATCGAATAATGTCACATAGTTTTAAAGACACTTGACTTGCCATAAGGCCTATGGTACACTAAGCCTATAAACAGAAAGGCACTACCATGACTCCCCAGGAAAAAGCAGAAGCAAGCATCGTTGTCGGTGTGATACTCTTTGGACTCCTCATCCTGACAGCATTTGTCGGTACCGGATGGCTCCTCATCACTACTCAGTTCTAATTACGTAAGAAAGCCCACAAAACGGGCTTTCTTTTTAATGCCTCTTATGGTATGATTCAGTCATAACAAGGGGGTAATCTTATGGGCGATTCAATTACACTAAGTATTCGGGCATCTCAAGCTAAGCAAGGGATTCAAGAAGAAGACCCGGAGCAGGTGATCTTAAAAACCAAAGCCATCTTAGCAGAGGATGATTCACTGTAATGGGAAACACAAAGAACCGTGCTGCAAAGAACGCTATCCCGCGCTTCATTGTGCAGATTGTAGATACGCACACTGTCAGCAAGAACCCGAAAGGCGAGAAGACCTACCTTAACGTCAGCGCCGCTAGTGACAAGCTTAGTGACTTTATGAAGCCATACACCGAACAAGAGTCAGCCAGCCACCAGGGAGCTTTAAACGAGTTTGAGAGCATGGTTATGTTCTTCAAGGATGACATTGTGGAGGCTGAGGTAGTTAGGTTGAAAGACACGAAGCATGAATAAAGATATAAACACAGCACGACTCGGCAATAAGTTATTTGTTTTTAATGGAGTAGACCCATTGGCTTATGTTGATTTGACTAAGGTTAATAAAGGCAATAAATTGAAAGCTATTAAACGTTATCCCAAATCAGTCTTTAGATTTATTTATAAGATAAAGGCAAAGCTATGAGTAAAGACCAATACACAGTACACGATCGTCCTGAAATGAAACCAAAGACCGTTAGTATTAATCTTGAAGTAAAGCACCATGACGTTAGCAGAGGCATTAGTTTCTTTCCTGCAATGAAATACGATAAAATTAGCGCAAGAGAGTTTGTAGACACATTCGTCAATCAGAAACGAAGTGAATATAACGAGGTGCTAGGAATTATTTATTTTGTAAACGTTAAGGCAGATAAGTAATGCTAAAAATTTCTAACGGTACAGTTATTGGTATTGCTTTTCCTCGTTGGTTTATTCGGCTGTATTGTCAACACCCACACAAGTACTCAGTCAACCAGAACGCTGAGCTTAGATGCTTGAGTTGTAACAAGACACTGGAGATAGTGTAATGCCTGGCGGACGACCAACGATACTTACCGAAGAGTTGATTGAACAAGCACGTCAGCATTTACTTAGCTTTGATATTAGCGTCGGTACACTGCTGCCGACGATCGAAGGACTAGCCCTAGAGCTCCATATTCATAGGGATACCTTGTACGCATGGGAGAAACAAAACAAGGAGTTTTCCGACATATTAGAGCAAATGCGTCAACTCCAGGCGTCTAAGCTGATTCAAAACAGCATCCTGAACCGCTATAACCCAACGATTGCTAAGATGATTCTCAGTGGTAAACACGGCTACGTTGAGAAAAGCGAACAGGATATTAAAGTGCAGGAAGTTGCCCCTATTCTGGGTGGACTAAGCAAAGTGGGTAAAGATGTACGTAGCGACAACAGCGACAACTAAGTTACTTGGTCTTCGTAAGCGCATTAAGGGTGTTTCAGGCGGTACGTCAGCTGGTAAGACCATCTCGATTCTTCAGATCCTGATTGATAAGTCACAGGTAGATACCACACCAAAGCTCACCTCTATCGTTTCTGAATCAATGCCACACCTAAAACGTGGAGCGATGAGGGATTTTCTGTCGATCCTGACCGAACATGGCTACTTTAAGCCAGAGCGTTGGAACAAGTCAGACTTCACCTATACGTTTGAGACCGGTAGTAAGATTGAGTTTTTCTCTGCCGATCAACCTTCTAAAGTGCGTGGACCACGACGTAACCGACTGTATCTTAATGAGCTGAATAACTTACCACAAGAAACCTTTGAACAACTCGAAGTGCGTACTGACGAAGAGATCTGGGCTGACTGGAACCCGACGTCGGAGTTTTATTGGTACACCGACATTATGCCCAACCGTGATGTGGACTTTCTCACCCTGACGTACAAAGACAACGAAGGACTGCCTCAGACGATTGTCGAGTCAATTGAATCCCGTAAGAATAATAAAGCCTGGTGGCAAGTCTACGGTCTCGGGCAACTCGGAGAACTCGAAGGCCAGATCTATAAAGGCTGGGTACCACTTGACTCCATCCCACACGAAGCCCGTCTCGTGAAGCGTGGGCTCGACTTCGGTTACACCAATGACCCTAGTGGGCTGATTGATGTCTATGAGTATAACGGTGGCTTTATCTTCGACGAGCAGCTGTACCAAAAGGGCATGAGTAACAAAGCCTTAGCCGATGTCATCCAATCCCTACCTGCCCCACAGACGCTCGTCATCGCTGACTCCAGTGAACCAAAGAGTATTGATGAGCTACGGCTGTATGGAGTGAACGTGCTTGGCGCGAACAAGGGTCAGGGGTCAATCAATCAAGGCATTAGCTTCGTCCAAGGGCAAAAGATCAGCTATACCAAGCGCAGCATTAACCTCGCGAAAGAGTACCGTAACTACATGTGGCTCAAAGACAAGGCGACCGATACCTACATCAACAAAGCACAGGACTTCATGAATCACTTGTTAGATCCTATTCGGTACGCATTAGAGTCGTACGTGGCTAAGGATTACGATGAGGATGACCACGCAACCAGTGGATCAATAGATAGCTTAATTTATTAAAGGGGTAATGAGATGAGCAACT